ATTCTACATTTGGATATTAGATGGCAGTTAAAGCACCTAAATTTAAAGAAGATTTTATCAATCAAATTACAGAGGGCGGTGATACACGACCAGAGGCCCTTCGTAAAGTTACTATTGTTGATGTTATAAATAATAGGGCAGATATTTCAGATTCTGTAAAGGCTAGAAAGCTAAAGGTAGCAGAAAGTATCGGGGCTTCTACCGTTACTCTGGGTGATATTGCGGATAATACACCCGCTGCAAATACGATGTATGAGAATGTAGTGAAACAAGGATTTTCTAATCCTGTTGATAGTTTCATAGGAGATTTCAAAGGCATTCTAGCCGAAGTAGGAGTGCTAGGTGCAAAAACAGAAAATCCTCTACGAACTAGAATAAAAAGTGCAGTAGGAGAAGCGGCATATACTAACGCTGGATTTACGTCAGATATAAGTAGACTCATACCCTTACAGTTTCCTGTTGAAGTATATACCGAGTCTAAACGTATAGCTGCTGCCCTAATGTCAAATCCTGCTACTAAAGAAGCAGGTGGCATGATGCTTATGTCCATGCTAGGTGGGTATAGAAAAGCAGATTTCAGTAATTTAAGAATAGAAAATATTAATTTTGAAACAGGGTTAGTAAAAGATTTAGAATTAAAAACGGATGCCCCCACAGGTGGCAAGGCTAGTAAAAAAACTAGGAGTGTACCTATTGGTTATCTTCCTAGCGCACAGAGAGATATAATAAAGTCTGTGATAGGCGACAAAACTTCTGGTTTGGTTTTTAGCAACTCCAGTAAAGCAGCAACTGTTATTTCCGACGCACTAAAAAACTCAGCAATCCCTCAGATAGAATATCTTCAAGAAAGTACGGGGGAGTACATTAAACAAGATTTTACTTTCTATGATTATCGTCGTATAATGGAAACTTCTCTTAGTTCAAAAGGGTATGACGATGATAATATAGTTCGTAAAGCCCTTACTTGGCGACCCCCATCAGGAAACGTTCAGAAGTATCAGGCGGTAATAGATGCGTCAGGCGCAATCGAAGAAGCTAATGCTAAAGCTTTCGAACCCTACGTGCTTCTTACAGAGGGAAATAAAACACTAGATGTTAATAATAACCCCGTATTAACTCACGGACAATTTCTTTCTGATGTAGGAGTAACTCAAGTATCTCCATTCACTCAAAGATACACAGTAACTGCAGATGGAGTTTCAAAACTTCCTGTTCATCTCCAGCAGGTAGTTGAACAAAAATCACAAGGCATTTCTTTTTCAGATAAAGTTATAACTCCTACATCCATAGCGATAGACCCACAGGCTTCTGGTACTTTTATGGAACTATCTAAAGAACAGATGGAGACGCAATTAATACAGGCGAAGCAGAAAAGAATAGAAGAACAAGAATTACTAGACCAAAGACAAACTCAGGTGTCTGAACAAAAAAAACCTACTGACGACACAACTCCTACATCTAACCCCGAAGCCCGCGCTAGTTTAGAATCAAAAGGTTTTAATGCTAAAGGCATGGCAGATGGGTTGTTAGAAATATTAGGAAAAACAGATAAGAAAGTAATTCCAGTGGTTGCGGGGGCAGCATCTCAGATTATTCCGGGACCCTTCGATACGGCAGTCGCAGGAGTATTAGACTCAGAAAGTATGGAAGTAGCAGAGAGTAAGGGAAGAGGACTTGTAAAAAAGATGACAGGTCAAACAGAGGGAGTGCTTCCTGCCTTTGGTGGAATACTCGCAGTAGGTGCTGAAATGATTACAGGTGGAGTTGCTGACCCAAAAGCCCCTCTTAGAACTTCACAATTTTTAGCTAGTCCTTTAGCAACTGTAGCTTCAGGATTTATCAACAGGAACAACGAGGCCATTCCTGATGATACAAATACAGATGGCTTCTTATCAAGATAACAGGAGAACAACATGCCCGGAAATAATTACAACTACGGTGCATCTTACATATTAAGTTCAGATAAAACATCAGTAGATGCTAACATGGGTGAAACTCAACTAACTCGTGAGGGTTTAGAGTTTGATACCAAAACAGCACAAGGTGTCTTGACTGAAGATATGCCTAAGAAGCAAACCAAAACTACCGTAGACGCATCTGTAATGAAGATGGCTGAAGAACGCGATTACTAATGTCCGAAGATAACTTCCTTCAACCTGAAGACGACACAACTGTATCCATGATTGACCCGGAAGAACAATTTCCGGGACTAGCAGGGTATGTGAAAAAGAAGTTTGAGGAAGCTGAGAACGGACGCTACGCATATGAACAGCGTTGGTTGCAAGCTTACAAAAACTTTAGGGGTGTGTACGACTCAACCACACAATACAGGGATTCTGAGAAGTCAAAGGTATTCGTGAGAATAACCAAGACTAAGGTTCTTGCTGCGTATGGTCAGATTGTAGACATCTTGTTTGCTAACAAGAAGTTTCCCCTAGTTGTGCAACACACACCAGTACCAGAAGGTATTGCTGAGTTTGCCCACATGGAAACCCCCCTAGACCAAGCACAACCGTCTGACCCGTATGGGTTCGCAGGAGATGGTCGTGACTTACCACCGGGCGCACTAGGCGCAGAGTTTTTAGGTGGGCTTCAGGAGTCGATGGGTAGTTTACCTCTCGCTGAAGGACCGTCTAAGATAGGCGAACCTCAGATTAGTCCGGCACAGAAAGCTGCATTGAATATGGAGAAGGTTATACACGACCAACTCCTAGACACCAACGCAGTAAACGTCTTTAGGAATGCAATCTTCGAAGCAGCACTACTAGGGACAGGAGTTGTAAAAGGACCTTTCAACTTTTACAAACGTGTTCATGAGTGGAAGCGAGACGAGACTGGCGAACGAGTGTACGAACCATACGAGAAAACAGTACCTCGTATTGAGATGGTGTCAAGTTGGGACTTTCACCCAGACCCATCAGCTACTAGCATAGATGACTGTGAATACGTCATAGAACGTCACAGATTTAATCGTCAACAAGTTCGCGCCTTAATCAAACGCCCATACTTTATAGCAGAAGCAATTGAAGAGGTACTTGCAAAAGGACCGAACTATCAAGACAAGTATTACGAAGATACTATCCGCGAAGATGAAACGGAAGCGTACTACTCTGAAAACCGATACGAGATTTTAGAATACTGGGGTGTCTTAGATTCAAAACTAGCTTATGAGGCAGGGTTTGCTGAAGCAGACATGATGTCAGAGTACGACGAACTACAGGTTAACATCTGGGTTTGTGGCAACATGATATTACGCTGTGTTCTTAACCCATTCACTCCAGCACGTATCCCGTACCATGTGTTTCCCTACGAAGTAAACCCCTATCAACTGTGGGGTGTTGGTGTAGCTGAGAATATGGAAGATGCACAGAAGCTAATGAACGGTCACGTTCGTATGGCTATCGACAACCTAGCACTCGCGGGTAACTTGGTATTTGATGTAGATGAAGCAAGCCTAGTTCCCGGTCAGAACATGGACATCTTCCCCGGAAAAATCTTTAGGCGACAGTCAGGTGTGACAGGAACAGCCATCAACGGCTTGAAGTTTCCTAACACAGCAGGTGAAAACTTGCAGATGTATCAAATTAGTAGGCAACTAGCTGACGAAGAGACGGGTATACCGTCGATTATGCACGGTCAGACAGGCGTTACGGGTACAGGACGTACTGCAGCAGGTTTATCGATGCTAATGGGGTCTGCTGGGCTTTCTATGAAGACTGTGGTTAAGAATATCGACGACATGTTGTTAAAACCGCTAGGAGAGGCTTATTTCCAATGGAACATGCAGTTCAACAACGATGCCCCGGACATAGTAGGCGACTTAGAGATAAAACCAAGGGGTGTTGCTGCCGTGATGCAAAAAGAAGTGAGAAGTCAAAGACTGACAACTCTTCTGCAGACAGTAGCCAACCCAATGTTAGCACCATTCATCAAGATACCTAATCTTATGAGGGAACTAGCTATCTCACAGGACATAGACCCAGATAGTTTAGTCAACGATGCTAATGAAGCACAAATATACGCAAAAATGTTACAAGGGATGATGGCAAATGCTGAACAAGCAGCAAGCGCAGAAGCTGGCCCCGCTGGTGCAGGGCAAGGAATGGCAACCCCTGAAGGAGTACCTGATGGACCTCAGGGAACTGACGATTCAGGGCGTGGTAATGGCACAATCGGAGTCGGAACTGCTCCGGGCGCAGGGGAAGCTGGGTTTACTGGAAACCCTCCTCAAACTGAAGGATAACCAAGAGGCGGTAGCTAAGAATGGCTGACAGGATTGATATAGGGTTAGGACCTAGGTTAGGTCCAGAACGTCCCACCGAACCCGTAGGGTTTGAATATACAGGTGCGACTGCTATAACACCCAAACAATATCAATCTGAGTATGTGAATTACTATAGACAATATGTTGGCTTACCATCGTTAGAAGAAGAAACGGGTATATCTGTAGATACTCCCACAGTAGAAGAACAGGCTGGGACTGTATTAAGAGATGATGATGATGATGACATCCCTTCATTTATAGAGGCTGGCCTAGACAGAGAACAACCTGTATTTGGCATGGATGCTGTTTCTTTTGGAACAGATAAACCCTACGCTACATATCAAGATTACCTAAAAGGTGTTGGTAAAACAGATAGAGTTGACATAGTTGAAAACTTGTATTCTCCTCTTGTGTCAGGTGACTTTAAAGGCATAGACCTAAAAGAAGCGGATATATTTTCAGATGCAAGAGAAATACCTGATGAACTTAAAGGTGGATTTAAAGAACTATCCAAGACATTTAAAGAAGAAGGTTTGTCGGGTGTTGTTGATAAGTATGGAGAGACAGTAGGTAAGAAAGTAATAACATCTCTTACTAATGTTACAGCGGGACCGTTGTTTGGTATAGGCGTAGGCGGCATATTAGGTGGCACAAGTGAAACAAATGCATTTGGAGAAACATCCTTTAGACCATCCGGTGTTTTAGGTGCGATGTTTGATATAAACCAATCTAGGCAATTTAAGGATATAGCTGCAATAAATGCTGTTAGGGGGCAAGTAGGGGTAGACCAAGGCTTTGCTATGAAGATAGGGAACTTTGGTATAACTCGCGCACCGGGGTCCGGCACGTATAGCGGCAACATGCGAGGATTATCTTTTAAACAGGTAAAAGACCTAGAGGCAATATCTAAGGGGTTCTTACCAGAGTCGTACAGATTTGATAGAGAAAAAGACGGACAGGATAGCTTCTTTCTTTCTGGTGATACAAAGATTAATCAGAAGATTACAGATAATGGGGGTGTAAAGGTTGACCCTAATGACCCCATGTCAGGATTTTACAAAGGTGATGGAACGTTTTATAGCCCTAGATTTGGTTATTCTAAGTACGGCATGAGACGGGATTTAGAAAAGTTAGCTGATAAAAACAACATTAGTTTTAAAGATGCGGAACAGGCTTTAGAAGATGCACGGTCGGGTAAAGGAACACTAGCGTCTAATTTAAACAAATATAGAAGAGACGATTCTCCATCTTTTGAGGACCCAAGAAAAACTGTTTCAGAAGAAAAACAAATTGCTGATATAAAGAGTCAGGCTGTTGAAAATAAAGAACGCATTGAAAGAATTAAACGCAATCAAAAAATAAAAGACGATGATGAACGCGAACAACGAGATATACGTGAAGTACAAAAATTACAGAAAGAAGACCCTACGTTTGAAGACGCATTTAACACAGGCGGTTTCGTCCAGCGTCTAGCCCCCGGTGGCGGGGTAGCAGCAACAGCGTCTGGTTTTGTAGATGGTGTGCCACCTAGTCAGGCTACAGATGGTCAAGAAGTAGCAGATGACAAGGACGGAAAGTTACCAGAGGGTGCATATGTTATCAATGCTTCTGCAGTCACGTTCGCGGGAGAAAAAGACATAGTAGATATGCTACGTGACGCACAGAAAGAAGCAGTTCGTCGTGGTATAACTGTCGAAAACCCCAAATCAAGTTCGATGATTGATGTTGCAGTATCGCGAGGCGAGGTTGTTGTTTCGCCACACTTGGTAAACATAATAGGTAAAGACAGGTTAGAAAAGATAAACAATCGGGGTATCAAGGATACCGAACGTAAGATAGAAGAGAATGGGCAGCAGGTTCAGGGGGCAGCTACAGGCGGGTTTTTAGGAATGAACAACGGGGGAGACGTAGGTGAAGATGTCCCTATGTCTCTAGCAGAAATACCCCAAGAAACAATAGATAAGTTTGCAGAGTTTGGTATAAAAAAACAACAGCGGGGAGACATAAGTAAATTTATAGATACCCTAACTGACGAAGAAGCAATAGCTTTAACGCTACTAACCGAAACTACGGCTATAACAACACCTCTAGAAGATATGGAAGCTATTGCTGAAGTTATAAAGAATAGGTCAGAAACAAACTACGCAGGTTTTAAGAACGTCAATACAATTAAAGATGTTCTAAAGCAGCAAACAAAGCGAGGCGCATATCAATTTTCTGGGTTAGAACCTTCAGTTTTATATAGCAGATTAAAAGAATTACGAAGAGGTGTTGTACCTGAAGGGGCATTACAAAAAGTATTTGCTGCTGCACAAAACGTTTTAGACCCTGAGACTGAGGGTTACAAAAGATTACCGTCAGATACTTTGTTTTACACACGTGCTGACGCAAAAAATCAATGGATGCGTAAAGCTAAAGATTTAGAATACGCTACAGAAATTGGTGAACATGAGTTTTACAAAACTTTTGCTTCACCAGAGTTTCCATAAGAATTAGCTGGCTACCCGGTAATCGGCCCCAGCATAACCGAAGCGGCTACCTACAGCCAAGTAGCCCCGCATGAATGAGGTAAACAAATGGCAAAAGCAAGAGGCCACCGTGCCAACAAAAGTAACGACTCTTTTGGAGTTACAAACAACCAAAACTTATACCGTGGAAAGTATCGTGAGGAAGTCTATGTTGACGAAGATGAAACAGAAAATGTTGAAGCTTCTGAATCAAACGAAGGTTCTGACCCTGCACCAGTTGCAGCTACTCAGGATGATACTAGCTTTGTCGCTAAGTCAGTACCTGACGAACCCGAACATGATTATAAGAAGAGGTATGACGACCTTAAAAAACACTACGACAGCAAAGTATCAGAGTTTAAAGAAGAGATTGGTTCTCTTCGTAAAGCGATGGAAGACCGCGCTGTTGAAATGCCTAGGGGAGTAACACCACCAAGGACTCAAGAAGAACTTGAGGAATTTAAAGAACGTTACCCTGATGTATTCGAAGTAGTGCAAACGGTTGCGTCTATGCAGACGGAATCGCAGGTGTCTAAACTCCGCGATGAGATAGGTACAATAAAAGAACGGGAAAAAGAACTAGAGAAGCAGAAAGCGTACGAAGAACTGCTTCGGTTACACCCTGACTTTGACGAACTTAAATCAACGAAAGAGTTTTTAAGTTGGCTAGAAGAACAGCCATCAACTATTGCGGATGGTATTTACAAAAACAATACCGATGCTAGGTGGGCTGGACGTGTAGTGGACCTTTATAAGGCCGATACGGGTCTTAACAAACCAAAAAAGAAGCGGCAGGAGAGTGCGGCAGATGCCGTAACAAAAACCCCTGCTAGGGAAATTCCTACGAATGCCAATGATGGTAAACGTGTTTTCCGTGCTTCGCAAATCGCCAAGATGAAACCGTGGGAGTTCGAAAAGCTAGAAGCTGAAATCGACGCTGCACGGGCTGAAGGGCGAGTAGACTATAACTCTTAATCCTCAAGGAAGGAATGAACTATGGCTTTTAATAGCGCATCAGGTTATAATAACCTGCCTTCTAATAATTTCACACCCGAAATTTTTAGTCAAAAAGTTCTCAAGTTCTTCCGTCGTGCTTCGGTTGCAGAAGATATTACTAATACCGATTACGCGGGCGAAATTGATAACTTCGGTGATACAGTTCGTATCATCAAAGAACCAACAATCACAGTATCAAGCTACTCGCGTGGTTCTGTGGTAAACCCACAAGACTTGGCTGACGACCAGACAACTATGGTTGTTGACCAAGCAAACGCATTTGCGTTTAAGATTGATGACATCGAAGAAAGACAGTCACATGTCAACTTCGAGGCATTGGCAACATCATCAGGTGCATACTCACTAAAGCGTAAGTATGACGGAAACATCCTAACTGCGATGTTTAGTGGTGCTGGTCTATCATCTGAAACAGATGCACCAACTTCGACTGTGACAGGTCTAGGTACACTAGGTACACCGTTAAATTCACAAACAGGTGACAACCTAGTTAACCTCATGCTAAAGATGGCACGGGCATTAGATGACCAAACTGTTCCTGAAGAGAACCGTTGGTTTGTTGCACCACCAGCTTTTTATGAGACACTATTCGGTGCGGGGGCAAAGTTTGCTGAAGTTCAGGTAACTGGCGACGGTACTTCTCCTCTACGTAACGGATTGGTTATGCAAGGTAACATTGCTGGCTTTAACTGCTACAAGTCAACAGCTATGAACGCTTCTGGCGTAGATACTGTTGATGTAACAGGGTTAGGTTCAGGTGAGTTCCCAATTCTTGCTGGTCACATGTCATCAACAGCTACTGCTTCTCACATTGCGAAGACAGAAGTTGTTCGTTCAACCGAAACTTTCTCAGACATCGTTCGCGGTCTGCACGTATTTGGACGCAAAGTCCTACGTCCAGAATCACTCGTACGTGCTGTGATTTCACTGTAAGGGAGTTTAAACAATGGCTACATATACTATTACTAATGCTGTTGCTGGAGTCCCATTGGGCATCAAGCCACAAATCATCGAAGTTGTCTTAGACTTCTCAACCACTAGCCTAACTACTTCAGATTCTGTAGAGGTATTTGAAATGAAGGCTAACACACTTGTTCTTATGGCAGGTGTGGAAGTTCTTACTGTAGCATCGACTGGTTCGCCAGTTCTTGACTTAGGTGATGACGCTGACGATGACTTGTACGTTGCTGCCCTAAGTGGTACAGCAACGGGCCACGAAATCAACAACGCAGCAGGTACAGCAAAACTGTACACCGCTGCTGATACTATCGATTTGATTGCTAACACAGCAACTTTCGACGGTAAAGTTCGTGTGTTTGCAGTAGTTGCAGAACTAGGAACTGCAGAAACTGCAGCATCCTTTGCTTAAATAAAATGTCGGGGGCAGGGCAACTTGCCCCTTGACGCACACTTATTTTTATGATAAACGCAAGTAACCTTGCCGGGAGTAAACCCCATGTTCACTACATATATTATGGCTTGTTCGCTTGCTATTTCTACACAATGTACAGAATTTGTTGATGTCTACGGTCCGTACGCTACAGAACAAAGATGCGAAGAACGCGCTGGGCAAATGGCAGTAGATATGACAGCCGTATTCAGTACGCCTCACAGCTTTTATTACAAATGTGTTCCTTCTGAAGATTTACTAAAGACCTAGAGGTTAAGATGGCACGTAAACCAGACAACATGCCCAAACGAAACAAAAAGAACTTTCGTCCTA